TTTCAGCCTTTGCTTTATTAGCTGGCTTTAGTTTCTTAAGCATATTTAGCAAAGCTGCAGCAGTGGTCATATCGAGTTCTTCGCTCTTACCATTGCCGAACTTAACTTTTTTAGCAGACTTACTTTTAGTGATAGCTTGAAGTTGATCTACGACTTTGCCTTCCGACAAGTCAGATTCCTCATCGTCTTCTTCAGGACATTCACACTCATCATCGCCATCTTCGCACTCACACTCATCTTGTTCCTTGATTTTAGCTTCCATAATTTCAGCACGATCACCATCAAACTGGTGGTCGCCAGCTACAGGGTGCTTGGTTACAGTCATCTTATGCTTGTCGGCAAACTCTTTCTCGCCTTTAGCTCTAGGCGCTAATTCTTTTTCTGGAGTTTCCCCAGCAGTTTTGCTCAAGTCATCAGCGGTGTTTTCTTCGGCAACGAATGATTTAAATCTTTTGATAGCCATTGCTATTCCTCTGTCGTAGTTTCTACTTCTTCTGGTTCATCTTGAGACATAAAACTAGCTTGAACATCAAACCGCTTTATATCTACAGCATCTCTTACTTTATCCATTAACAAATCATTGATAGCGCTTTTAAACCCGTTTACATCGCTATCAGCTGCCATATTCACAGCGTCGATTGATGTAACATTAACTTCTTCTTTCTCGCTCATAATATTCTCCAAATCTATTTATAATTAAAAATCAGCATCATCGTCTTCGCCATTATCTTCTTGGGCGATTTGACTGTCGATTTCATCAATTTCTTCTTCAGTTTGCATTAATACGTTCTTACGGATCCAATCTTGAGAATAGTATTTACCAGCAAACTGATCAACATCTTGTACCAAAGACAACCTTTCACGCAATATCTCTGATTTCTTTAATTCAGCAAAGTGATTATCTTCAAGGAAGTCAAACCGCAGACTTTTCTTAATGTCAGACCATTCATCCTTTGTGATAACACCTTTCAATAGAAGTTGCTTTTCTAGTAGTATATAGAACAATTCGACAAAGCGACTTCTGAGCCTAGCAATATATTTGGAAAACTTCAACTCATCTCTGTTGATTTCCGAAGCTCTACCAATATTAAATTGATTTTCAGATTCTAACCTTGATACTGGTACGTTTAAAGATTCATACAACTTTCTTCGGAAGTATTCAACATCGTCCATCTCACCAAGGTTTTGACCACCTGGAAGTGTACTAATTTCAGTACCACTACTTCCTTCTCTACGAGGTAGCCAATAATCTTCTAACATAGTTAGATGCTTTCTGGAATCACGAACTTCACCAGAGTTAGCATCATATACTAATTTATTCTTATGCTTAACCATCATGTCACGCAGATATTGCTCAGCTTTAGCTTTAGGCAAGTTACCCACGTCTATATAAAATATTCTACGCTCTGGCGCACGAGCCAAACGGTAGATAACAGTCGCATCCTCAAGCATGCGCAACTGATTCATTGGTTTTATAGCCTTATTCAAGTGACTCAAAACCATACTATTTCTTTCGTCCATCAACCCAGAGTGAGAAAATGCGATAGAGTCTAACGAAATCTTAACGCCCTGATTACCAGCAGATACACCTCGAGCAGAATAAACAAAATACTCATCATATTTCTTAGCCGATACTTGAGTGTCGCCTTGGGTATTTGTATTTTTATTATCTCTTTTCTCGACCCTCATCTTTTTAATTTTACGAGGATCAATATAACGCAATTCTTTGATACCATCCCTTGGGAATTTGGTATCGATCATGATATGGTAATATATTCTTCCGTCAACATACCAGTTTCTGAAAATTTCATATCCCTGATTCTTAAAATTCAGCAAACTTAAGACTTCAGCAAATTCTTCTCGAATTCTTTTCTTGATAGAAATGGGCTGTTTTATGTCATTAAGTATAACATCAACAGAGCCATCAGTACCATCAAATATAATAGCTTCATTACAAACATCGTCAATAGCTTTATCACATTCGCTTTGCAGGGACATTTCTCTGTAACGAGTAATTAACGCTGCTTCGTTTTTGGCTGCACCATCTAGATCTACAGTTGTGCCGAAAGCACCGCCTTCGGTGACATTCAGAGCGCCATCTGTATTTGGTGGTGGCGCGAATGACTGTACCGTCGGAGGTAACTCATCTTCTTTGCGCCCTATTTGAAAGCCGAATAGTTCTATAGCCATTATGGTATTTTCCTCATAATAATTGGGGTGTCATACTTATTTATATGAACACCCCATGATCACTTTTTAGGATTAAATCCCGCCAGCGTCGCCAGTAGTTCCGCCAACAACTTCCCAATAATCATACTGGAATGTCACGCCGAACTCCTGGATAGCTTCGCTGTCCCAAGCTAAATCAATAGCAGCAACTTCAGTTGGGTAAATACCAACGAAGTTGTAAACACGGAGAATAGACCCGTCTTTTGAGTATTGAGTAACTTGAGCATTCGACTTATACAAACTAGGAGCAGTTCCTCCAGCTGTAGTCACATTACCTTGGGCAGAGTTGATCGCATTTGACCACTGCTCCATAGCATTGCGAATAGCCATGTCTTCATCATTGATAATCGTAGGTGCCCACTCAGCATAAGTGCGGTTACCAGCAATTTTTACCTGACGACCGAAGTAAGGAACTTCGATAACGCCAAGAGTTGATGCTGGTACTTGAGCAGCTTTTACCATAAATGGTACTTGCGCATCAGCAACACCGTTGATTGGATTAGTAATCTGGACTTGGAAGAGGGATGCTCTCGCACCACCACCCTTCAAAGCTCCAGAGAACTCATTTACATTAAACGCCATTTTCGTATCTCCCGATTCTATACGTTATATTTATTACACTCGACCAACTACTTCAGAGAATTCTACACCGCTACGAACCGCAACGAAATTCAGCTGAATGAAGTTGATAGAACGAGCTGGTTTGATATAGATATCGCCGATAAACTCATTTCGGTCAATAACTTCTCCAGTATTGTTAGATCCGTCACATACTACTTGGAAGTCTGTAATACCACGTCGACCTTGTACGTCACGTAGGAATGGAACAACCAAATTAGTGAACTGGCTACGAGTAAACTCATCGTTAAATTCAAACAGAGTAAACTTAGCAGCAGTCGCAATAGCTTTTTCGAGAACGATAAACAAGCGACGAACATTGATACGATCAAAGGCAGATGGCTTGCTTAGCAAAGTTTTATCGCCAAACAATACAGTACCTTGTCCAGGTTGAGTGATAACTGGGTTAACGCCTTTCTTGTACAGTTGATCACGGTCGCCCTTTCCTGGATTGTAAGCCAACTTAACAACATTCTTCATGTTGCCACGGTTATAGCCAGCAGGTGAGTACCATGGGTCACGAGTCAAGTCAGTTTGAACCATTAGACCAGCAGTATCAGCATTTAACGGAACCCAGCGATATACATCGTTGTACTTGTCGTACTGATATTTCCAACCAGAATCCATAACTGCATATGACGTTGAAGGTAAGCTATCACGGAATTCGATAACATTATCTCTTGTATTGATACCAGCGTTCACAACATCAGTCTTTTCAGGAGAAAGAACCGCAAGGCAATCTTTACGAGATTCGGCAATATCAATTAACTTTAATGCTAGAGTTTGATCAGCGTTACCGCCTAATAAGAAGGAAACGTCAACATCTTCAGCGTTCTTAAATAGGTCATAACCAGTAATCTTTTGAGCAGAAGTTAGAGCCGTACCGTCAACACCACCAGCAAGAGTAACGCCTCTAGCCAAAGGAGAGATAGTAGCATCACCAGAAGAACCAAACGCAGTAGTTACAGACTCAGCTGTAGTTTTACCAGCGTTAGGGAATATTGCTCGGTTAACAGCAGCAAGATACTGAGACTGTGTATTAATTACATTAAACCAGAAGTTACCAGCGCCTTGTTCAGTTTTAGCATCAGAAGCAAGAGAAAGACCAGCATATGCTTCTAGAATTGATCCAGCTGTACCACTAAACTGACCGCCAGCATCAACTACAACTACGTGGATCTCGTCATTCACAGAATCGTTTGCTTCAGCATAAGCAGAAGTGGCTGGTGGGTTATCGAATACATCAGAGAACTCCCAGTGACGAACGATAGCAGCAGCGTCGCCATCTTCTCCTGTACCTACATTAGATACATCTTCACCCTTATATTTTGATTCTAGGGTGACTAGTACATCATCTGAAGCTTCATCTGCATCAAGATCAGATGTAGCAGTAGCGATTGATTTAATTTTAATTCTTTGCTTTTCAGCACCGAGTTCTACAATATCACCAACAGCTAATTCGGCAGCGACAACAGCAACACTAGTGTTTAGAAGATTTAATTTGTCACTATTTCTGTCAATTGTATATTCAAACACTGAAGTGCTTGAGCTGTAGTCAACTGAATCGCGACATACAGAAACACGCAAAGAGTTACCTAATTTTCCAGGATATTTACCAAAGAAATTAGAGTTCCCTGTTGGAGAGTTGCTCCAACCGTCGGTATCAGCACCTTGGCCAAACAGAGCAGCATCAGCAGAAGCTTCAGCAGAGTTCTTGGCTCCAGTACCAGTTTCGCGGACAACATACAGCGCATTGCCGTATGCTAAAAAGTTTGCTGCTGTAAAGAAATCTTCAGCAGTATCGGTGTT